CGCACTTGAAAACTTACAGTAACTGAACCAAGTCAGTAGATACGTACTCGAGTTGCACCTTTACGTCGGTTCCTCATGTTGACACGCATAGCAAAGCTATTATGTCCATGAGGCTGACCGATATCGGTGAATTAACTTATACAATTCGTCTACTCATCAACTTGATTTTAATCAGTCGCTGTGAAGCAAAAGTCGCGCGGGACCCAAGTTGCACACCAACTCATCTCCTCTCTCCTATATTTCTAACACTGGTATTACGTACGGCTTATTTTCCGTGGTCAAAAGATCACGCACGTCTACTACCTTGCCAGTAAATTTGGTCTCTCGTGCCAAAGCTTGAAGCTTATTACATTGTTTTAAAGTCGACTTCCATTCAGCCTTACGAGGCTCATACAACACACCCTCACACGCACCATATATATTCCAAAGAAGGTAGCTGATAGACGCAAGTCCGTCGGCAGCCATCTCTGTATTTTTACAGTGGGGGGGCACAGGAAACTGTTCGGATAATGGACACACTTCTTGATATGGATACCGGTCTAGTAGCCCTAAAAGGCTGCAGAACTGATACCATTTCTTATAGTGTTGCCAATCCACAGAACCTGAATAACTAGGTTGTAAGGAAGGATTACTAACAAGTAATGTACGGGCTTTAAGGATTTGCAAACTATCCTGATAATCGAGTTCATAGACATCTGATTTCAAACCAAGTCCTCCGGCCCATAAAGGGACGAACCAGGAACCTGGAAATTGTTTCAGAGACTCCCAGTTGTATTTTATAAAGAAACTCAAAAGAGTTTCCCTCAACTCGGGAGGACATGTGCTATGTAGCTCATTCTGATGGATAGCGAGCTCAAAACAATTGAGCCCTTCATCTCCTTTAGCGTTACTACGCTTCAGGCCGTATACGAGACCAAGATTTATATATCTGATCAGTGCGAAGTTGATTCCACCATCATCTAATTCAAAGGTGGTGGAGTTTATATTGAAAAACCTAGCACTATCATAACATTTTCCTAAAGACTTATTAAATCCAAAGAAAGCCATTACAACAGTCCATATTTTATCAAAAGACAAACCTCGCGGATAGCGGGTGACAACGTCATCGCCGTTAATCCAGCCGGGGAACCGCCTAAGAGGCACGGTTCGACCCGTAGTTAGCTCTAGTGCGTATCGGCTTGCAGCCGCATTACCCACACAGAGTATAGGGAAAGAAATTATAGAACCCATTAATTGTCCAATGGTCTGCGGAACAAAGACACCCTTATTACAAGGGTCTTCAATCAAATGTTGTGTTAACGCTCTTTTCACTAGTATGCGAAAGGGGGTCCAAGAAAACCCAGACTCCTCATCGTATATATCAAAGATGCCGTCGGCAATCTCCTCACTAAACCATGACTCCATCTTATCGGTGGCAGAATCAAGATCTCCGGAATGATACGCTGTATCGAGTTGGATCCCCCCCCGTCTACCAAAACGATTATTAATAATCTGTTCTGTGACAGGAGTACCGGTCAGCTCGAAAAGCGGAAATTTCTGGATTGTCTTGAGAAACTGCTTCTGAAAGGGTTTGAGAACAAAGTACGTAATAGGCGGACCTTTTGAAATAGTCCGTACCTTAAGCGCCTCTGAAAGTCCTACTAGTGTGACATTTGCTTCCTCATTGAGAGCGAAGTTTACACATTTCCAGTAGAATTTTGCAAAGGCCTTTCGTAATCCTGTGCTGTCAACCTCTATACCTAAGACAGAGTCAACATTGTGAAGGAGTTCGCCTTCAAATTGATCGAAAACACCAACCCGCCCGTAATACTCAGAAACATAGCCACGCAATTTTATCATGCGGTGGCGGAGTTTTACGTCAAAGTCGGGGTCATTCATAAAGTCTTGCCAAAAAGGAAGCTCTTCTAATTCTCCATAAGTGCCCATCTTTCCTCTCGATCTGTTATAATTAGCGGAACCCGATGGTAGAAACGGTTTGCCTACGATATCCGTAAGATCTGGGGTTGAACCCTTAAAGATCTCTCGGACAGTCCGGCGAGCTTGTCTAACAAAGTCCTCTCCAGTCTGTAAGATTTTCATCTCACAGCGCTGGTTAGAACCACATATGACTCGCTCAATAATCGTTTTTTCAATACGAACTACCAAAGGAATACTAACTTCACGTGACGTGGTTAGCGCAATAAACGTCTTACACACAGATCTTTTAACACTCTCAGGACCTGGCCGGGGCATTCCTTTCTTGCTCATTAAAACAGAGACAAGAAAACTACGGAATCTACCAGGATCATCATGACGAAATCGTCGCAACCAACAGTAGCAGGCACCTCCAAAAAGGGACTTGAGTCCATACTGGTTCTCTTCGGAGAATCCAGCGACTTCAAGCCAACTTGGCAGGGCCGGCAACTCAGATCGCTCGAGGTAACTAACTTCGTTCATCTGATAAGAGTAAAAAGCGGCGTTTACGAATTTAAAATACGCATACCACTCGACTCCAGTTTCAACTACAGCAAGAACGCTGAGAAGTCGAACCGAAATCAACTCGGAAATTTTGGACACCGGAATTTTGGAAAAGTCGCAACCATATAAATGGTGCAAGACTAACCACTGTTCCACAGCCTCAATGATGAGATCTGTTTCAGTCGGTGTGCTAACAATCCAACCATGCTCGATTGCAAGATAAGTATCTTTCTTGCACAACCGTATCCCCTCTCTTAGAGTCAAAAGGGAGGAATCCGGGGCGGGCTGGTATTGGGATTTGTGTGTCCCGGGTATACCATAGGGACACCTCACAATATTAGGGTCTTGTGAGGACTTTTGCTGGCTCAATACTGAGTCACGATCGTCTTCCACAAAGTTAAATTTGCTCATTGTAGA